GTAGGAGGAAGAACTAAGTTAAATGCTAGTTCTAAAATATTAGAAGATTGGAAAAAACCAATCATAAAAAGACCTTGGGGTTGGTATAGAGTGTTAGATGAACAAAAAGGATTTGCAGTTAAAGAATTAACTATTGAACCTGGTAAAAGTTTATCTGATCAGAAGCATGCTCATCGCTCGGAGCATTGGCATATCGTAGAAGGTGAAGTCACAATGACTTTTGAATATGCTAATGGTGATAAGATGGAAGATACTTTTCATCCTAAACAATCTTTTGATATACCGAGACTTACTTGGCATAAAGGCTATAACAAGACTAATAAGGTAGCTAAAGTTATAGAAGTTTGGTTTGGAGATCAATTAACTGAAGAAGACATAGAGAGAAGATAATGTACGAATATAGATGTGAATTAGTAAGAGTAGTAGACGGCGATACAGTAGACGTAGATATTGATTTAGGTTTTGGTGTATGGTTAAGAAAAGAAAGAATAAGATTATATGGAGTTGATACTCCTGAAAGTAGAACTAGAGACAAAACTGAAAAGAAGTTTGGTAAAATAGCTTCTGAAGTTGTTCAAGAATATCTAGATAGAACTGATACTCTTATTTTAAGAACTGATCAATATGATGCAGTAGGTAAATTCGGACGTATTGTAGGACGATTATATAATAAGAAAGATACTACATCAATAAATGATTATCTTATTCAAAATAATTATGCTGCACCTTATTATGGTCAAAGCAAAGATGAAATAGCTGGTATTCATTTAGCTAATAGAGAAAAGCTATATGAAGCTGGTTTAGTCTCAAGGGATAGTGATGCTAAATAATTTAATTATAGGTCCATGTCAACACGAATCTTTAGATCATTCGAAATTTTTACTTGAACAGATAGTTCGCGCTACTGATGGTAAATGTAAAAGATTAATTTTTAAAGCTAGTTTTGATAAAGCTAATAGAACCTCTATTACAAGTAAAAGAGGCATTGGTATTGAAGAGACTTTAATTGATTTTACAGCGCTTAAACTATGTTTTCCTAATGTTAGTTTTTTAACTGATGTACATGAAATTAGTCAAATTGACTATATTGAAAAAGAAGGGCATGAAATAGATGTTATTCAAATTCCCGCTTTTCTTTGTAGACAAACCGATCTCATAAAAAGAGCGTGTGAAACCGACAAAGTAGTAAATATCAAAAAAGGACAGTTTTTAGCTCCTTGGGATGTAGGCGGAATTCTTTCTAAGACCGAAAAAGCTAAAGATGTCTGGATTACTGAGAGAGGTACGAGTTTTGGATATAATACATTGGTTAATGATTTCACTGGTATGCAATATATTATTGATAACTACCCTAGTTTGTTCGTTTTTGATGTTACGCACAGCGTTCAAAAACCTGGAGGAAAAGGTACATCATCTGGTGGTAACCGTGACTACGTTCCGAGATTAGCTAACGCAGCTGCAGGAATGGGAGTAGAAAATTTCTTTTTAGAAGTTCACGATGATCCGGATAATGCTCCTTCTGATGGTGCTAATGCTTTGGATGTAAAAGATCTTAAAAATGTAATTAATAAAATGAATGAAATAGGAGAAGCTGCATGGCGGACGTATACTTAGGAACTTGGAACCAATGTGCTCCCTACATACAAAATTTTCGTAGAGGTATTGACGTAGGTTTTAGAGGCGGAGACTTTGCAAAGTATATGATGCCAGCATTCGATGATGTAATAGGTTTTGAGTTTAGAATAAAAGGTAAATTTAAAGTAGAAAATTTAATAGCATATCCTGTAGCACTAGGAGATTCAGATTATACAGCTTATACTAATTTTAAAGCTGGTAGGATAAAAGGAAAAGGCGACAGAGCAGTTAAAGTAAAAACTTTAGATCAATATAACTATAACGATGTAGACTTTATAAAAATTGATGTGGAAGGGTGGGAACCTAAAGTATTAAAAGGAGCTAAGAAAACTATAGATCGATGCAATCCTGTAATATGCGTTGAAATTAATAAAGGAGATCATGAATCTCAATGGTTATTAGAGAGTTGGGGTTATGAACTTAAAGAAGTAGACCACTTACAAGGTCATGATTTTATTTTTGTAAGAGAAGATTGGGAGCCAGAATAATGAAAGCAGGAAAAATATGGGGACAAACAGAACTTATACATGCAAATGGAGTTCTTGAGTTTCATAGAATAGAATTTAAAAAAGGATTCAAATGTAGTGAACATGAACACCAGTTTAAGTGGAACGGTTTTTACGTTGAATCAGGTCAAATGATAGTTAGAGTTTGGCAAAATGGAGAACAAGATGGTTTAGTAGATGAAACTATTCTTAATCCAGGAGATTTTACTCAGGTCAAACCTGGTAAGATTCATCAGTTTGAAGGTTTAGAAGACGGAGTTGCTTTTGAACTGTATTGGGCTGAATTTAACCATGATGATATAGTTAGAAGAACAATTGGCACAAAAACTTAAAGTCTTTATTACCGGTGTAGGAGGCTTTTTAGGTCATCATTTAGCAGTTAGAATGAATGAGTTAGGTTACGAAGTAGCCGGTAACGATACATTCGTAGGAGGAGAAGAAGATAATGTACCCGATTTCGTCGATTTTCACCTCGTTGACTGCTGTGATTTCAAAGGTATGGAAAAAGCAATGTCAGGTTGTACTCTTCTTTATCATTGTGCTGCTACTGCTCACGAAGGTTTATCTGTATTCTCTCCTAGTTTCATTACAAGAAACATCTTTGAAGCTTCAGTCACAAGTTTCTCAGCTGCAATCTCAGCAGGAATTAAAAGAATCGTCTTTTGCACATCTATGGCAAGATATGGTAGTCAAAAAGCGCCATTTACAGAAGACATGTCCCCAGCACCAGTCGATCCTTATGGAATTGCAAAAGTCGCTTCTGAAGAGGTGCTTAAAGTCCTTGGAAAAGTACACCAAATAGAATGGAACATTGCAGTTCCTCATAATATAGTTGGAGAGCATCAAAAGTATGATGACCCTTTCCGTAACGTTATGTCTATAATGCTTAACAGAAACTTACAAAATAAACCAGCTATAATATATGGAGACGGTACTCAAACCAGATGCTTTAGTTATGTTGGTGATTGTATACAATGTCTAGAAAGAATGGGTACAAATGATAACATTACTTATGAAACTATTAATATCGGTCCTGATGAGGAGTCTATTACCATTAACGATCTTGCTGCTCTTTGTTCGAATGAATCAGGTTTCAATGGAGCGCCAATATACTACACGCAAGGTAGACCTCAAGAAGTAAAACATGCTACATGCTCTTCTGATAAAGCTAGAAAATTGTTAAATTATAAAACAACAACTACAGTAAAAGAAGCAGTTAAAAAGACTGCAGATTGGATTAGAAAAAATCCTAAACCTTTTAAGTATCATCTACCATTAGAGATTATAAACGATAAAACTCCTAAGACATGGACTGAGAAAAGAATATGATAAGTATATGTGTTCCATCTAGAGGAAGACCAGAGAAGTGCGCAAGAATGGTAGAATCATTTAAAGATACTACTAAGGGTGATATAGAATTTCAAATTTATATAAATCAAAATGACCCGTGTTTAGCAGATTATCGAAAGTTAATTCCAAAAAATTATTTACATATAGGCTTAGAGTTTTATGCTAACCATGGATGGAATATCGCTTCTAGTAGAGCTAAAGGTGATATTCTTTTTATGTCAGGTGATGCAGAGATAATGCAAACAAATAACTGGGATGATATAGTTTATGAAGAAGCAAAAAAGTATCCTATAAGTGTTATTGTACCTGATGATGGTAGAGGCAAAGGAGGAGCTCCTCACTTTATGGTAACTAGACAATGGTATGATCTATTAGGATACATGTCACATCCAATGTTTTTACATTGGTATGTAGATACTTACGCAGTAGAGTTAGCTAAGGCAGCCAACGTTCTACGAAGGGTAAACATAGTATATAAAGCAGAAAAGATAAGTTCAGATAAAACTGCACAATTATCTAGACAAAATAAAATAACTAAAAGAGACGATATGGCTTTTGAATGGGCTAAAAAGTATCTTATACCTATGGAGAAAGAAAAAATTGAACGCGCAATACAGTCATAAAGCTACAGGTATAGATAAAACTGATTACGAAAAATCAGAAATGGAAGAGATTTTTGAAGACGTCTATAAAACTAATAGATGGAGGAAAGCTCAAGGAGCTGGTTCTGGTTCTATTCCTGATAACGCAAAGGTATGGTTCAGGTATCTGTTCAAAGCTTTAAGAAAACATAAACCTATTACAGTACATGATTTTGGATGTGGTCCTTATTTTTTATATAAAGACATTGAATGGCCTGATGAAATAAGATATACAGGATATGATGTAAGTGATACAGCTTTAGAAAGAGCTGAACTTAATTGTACTAATCCTAGAGCAGAATTTATTAAACTTACTGATTGGAACGATCTTCCTGGAGGTAATTTAATTATTGTAAAAGAAGTGCTACAACATTGGCCTCATAGGCATAGAGAGGAATTCTTAGTTTCTCTACAGAATAAATATAAGTGGGTACTGGTACAAGGTGACTTATATGCTACTGTACCACCTGACTATAAATTTGGTTTAGTTGCTCACGAAGAGTACCCGCATGAAAAAAATAACCAACATACAGTTGGAATATGGAAGTTTAATAATGACCCAGAAGATCGTCTACCTACATCGCAAAGACCAAAATAATCCAGGAGATTGGTGGTCTTCACCTCATCATTATTTCCCTAACTACAAAGGTCAAGTTATTGATATGCTTGACAATCCAGAATTTATTGAATGTGATTTATTAATTGTTGGCGGAGGTGGTTTATTTTCAACTGCTGACTGGATGAAAAAATTATGGCTTTGGGATACAAGAATAAAAGCTAAGAAAAAAATAATATGGGGAGCTGGACTCGATGAAGAATTCTTTACGCATCCTATATTCAATTCGTTCGATCACGTTGGCATTAGACAAAAAAATACTCCATTTAAATTTGTGCCCTGTGTATCTTGTCTAAATCCTTTATTAGATAATAATAATGATGTAAGAGGTAAAGATTTAGATACTATGACAAATGAAGATAAAATAAATTTATCTAGGTCTGGTTCATTAGGTACTTTAATAGTTGGTTCAGGTAATGGAAAAAGAGCTATTGAAGGTCAACATATGAGTAACTTTAATAAAATGAATGTAGTTATCAATCAGTTAAAATTACATAAAAAAATTATTACATCTTCTTATCATGTATACTATTGGGGTAAGTTACTAGAAAAGAATATAAAGATCGACTATAAAAGTAAATATAGAAAGCCTTTAGGTGAAAAATTTTATAATATTCCTGATAATATAAACCTAAAGCATTATAGAGAATTGAATATGGATTTT